ATTTAAAACTTATTGATAAAGTTAAATCACAAAGTAATAATTACAAAATTTATTTAAGTAGAAGTGAAGACCCAAAAAAGAATCCACTATCGCCTAGAGAAAAATTATCTTTTATGAAAAAGATTTTTCCACAACACGCTAGAAACATAGAGATCAATCCATCAAACAATGTATTAGATATATTAGTTAAATTAAATGGTAACTTTAATAGTATTGTAATGGTCGCTGGTAGTGATAGAATTAGAGAGTTTGATACTTTACTAAAAAGATATAATGATGTGAAGTCAAGGCATGGTTATTATAAGTTTGATAATATAAAAGTAGTATCTGCTGGTGAGCGTGATCCAGATGCTGAAGGCGCAACTGGTATGAGTGCTAGTAAGATGAGAGCTGCTGCTGAGAAAGGTGATTTGGTTTTATTTAAAAAAGGTTTACCAAGATCATTTGGAGGCGCAGATAGTCTTATGAAAAAAGTAAGAACAGGTATGAACTTGGCCGCTAGTTATTCAATGATGGGTGGTCCTGGTTTAGGAACTTATAGACCTGTCGCTAGTATGGAAGGATTTGAACAAGAACAAGTAAGAGATTTATATGTTAGAGATATGATTTTTAACATAAATGACAAAGTAGATTATATCAAAGAAGATATACAAGGTACAGTAAAAAGACGAGGTACTAATTACATTGTCATAGAAGATAACAATAACAATTTACACAAAGCATGGATATGGGATTGTTTACCCATAGCATCGGATAGAGAGGTAGAAGTGAGAGAATATAATACAGATATTGACTATGGCTTTACTGCCGTAGATAACATAGAAGAAGATAAAACACAACAGGATAAAGATGTCAAAAAGAAAGACGGAACACAACCTAAAAAATACTATTCAGGTTTATCAAAAGATGTCAAAGATAAAAGAGCAGATTACTTCAAAAACAATGACAGTAATAAACCAGCGCCAGGTGACGCAGATGCTAAGACAAAACCATCTAAGCATACTAAAAAGTTTAAACAAATGTATGGTGAAACAAAACAAAACTTACAAGACGCTTGTTGGACAGGTTATAAACAAGTAGGTATGAAGAAAAAAGGTAATAGACAAGTACCTAATTGTGTACCAGAGAGTATGAGTTTAGAAGACGCAAAACAAGTTGAGGGTTATGTATCAGAATCTTACGAGATAGGCGCTGACTATGCTAATCATACTAAAGAAATGACACCAGGTCAAACACCAGACGCTAAAGCAATTGACGCTAAAGACAAAGGTCCACAAAATTTTAGTAAATTTAGACTAGATAATGAGAATAATGTAGTAAAAGAAAAAGATGTAAAAGAATGGGCAATGTCGGATGCGACATTAGATAAATATAAGGAAAGATACAAAGAATTATGGCGAGAAAAACTAGACGAAGTAGTGAAAAGAATGATGGACAAGATTTAGAAATGGAAAAATTTATGAAAGATTTGTCAGAAAATACGCCAAACGAAGATCAATTTGGAGAGGAACAAGATGAGTAAATCATTTAAACAATTTAAAAAAGGCGACTATGGTTTAATAGAAGCCAAAGCGAGTGAAACTCATCTGCAGTATCTACGAGCTAAAACAGCGAGAAACGATCACTTTGAAACAAGAAGATACATCGCTGATAAGATACTAAACGACAAAAAATTAGCTGATGCGTATTCATCACTAGAAAAAATACATAATGATTTCGCTAGTGTAATAGGGAATGACGCAATAACAATTAGACAAAGATTGGAAACAACTTTGAAAGCTCAATTAAAAAGAAAAGTAATTAATTGGGATAACGTATGGAGCTCACTATAATGACATACAGAAAAACAATGTCTGAGGCAATCAGAGAAGTACAAGAAGCAACTATCAAACCATACATTTCAATGTCAATGGGTGGTCAATACAATGTATTAGATAAAGATAGTAAAGTGGTTTATTCAACAAGAAATAAAACACTAGCATACGATTACTTCAAAAAGAACTTTGATAAGTTAAAAGAAGATGGAGACCATGAGGTTTCTATGGCGATTGGTCAACTAAAAACTATTTCACAGTACGCTGAAAAAATGCAGACTATTCTACAATCAAAAGGTAATGATTACGATATAGAAGCTTGGGTACAATCTAAAATAACTTCTGCGGAAGATTATATGAATAGTGTTTCTCACTATATGGAAAACGATCCAAGTGTAAATGAAGAAGTAAACGAAATATCTGATGTAAAAAAACTAGCTGTACTAAAAAGAAAAATTAAACAATACAAAGACAAAGTATTTAAGAAAACTATGTCAACTATCAAGTCACCACTATTCGCTGGTTATGAAGAAGTGGAAGAGGGTAGAATGAAAGATATATTTACAGCTGACCAAGAAGGTAAAAGTGCTGAAGAAATAGCTAAAATTATGAAACTACCTTTGAAAACAGTTAAAGGTATTTTAGGTGAAGAAGTATTTGGAGAAATTTCAGAATTTACTTCCGATATGATTAAGAGATTACAAAAATCATATAGTACAATGCCAAAAACAATTTCACCAGAACAAGCTAAAGCTCTTTCAAAACATTTAGATAGACTTGATTTGGCTTCATTAAAACAATTAACTAAAGCGAAAATACCATTTGTTACTACACTTGCTAGAAACAAAGTTTACAAGAAGACAGGTAAGTTTGAAGAAATACAAGAAGCAGATATAAATGTTGACAATGGAAAAAAAGATGATAGCGAAAAAGAAAAAGAACTAAAGATTAAATTAGATAAAGAAAAAGACCAAGACGCATTAGAGAAACAACTAATTGCTGCTCAAGGTCAAATCAATATTCTAAAACAAAAATTAGAAAACGAAAAAAATAAAGCTATTAAACCTGAGCCAAATCCAAAAACTGGCGAAGTGCCATTAACAGTTGGTGTAGCTTATAAACACTTCAAAAACGAAAAAGAAAAAGAAAAAGAAGAAGTAAAAGAAGCTATGAGCGATAGAGATAAAAGAATACAAAGAGCTAAAGACATGATTAAGTATTATGATGCTCAAAAGAAAGCCGCTCTAAAAGGTAAGAATAAAGATTTAGCAAAAAAGATGTTAAAGAATGACATTGAAGAAACTGTTTCAATCAAAGCTTATAAGAATGCTGTTGATCCTTCTAAAAAAGGTTTAATGATTTCTAAATCTGGTGGTATGAGTGGTACTATTATGATTAAAGATAAGAAAGAATTAAAAGATTTAGAAACTAAAATAGCACAAGCAAAAAGATTATACAATATAAAAGAAATGAAAAAAGATGACGCTTACGCTATCGGTATGGCACAGGCTAAAAAATCTATGAATGATGAGCCACCTTTAGATAAGAAGACTATTACTAAAGGACATGAAATTGCTAAAAAGATTTTAAACAAAGAAGAAAAAAGAGTATATGTTGAGTCAATGGCAGGTTTAAAAAAGAAGGCTGATAAGTCTGGTATGCCATATTCAGTATTAAAAAAAGTTTTTGATAGAGGTATGGCTGCTTGGAAAACTGGCCATAGACCTGGCGCTAGTCAACAACAGTGGGCTTACGCTAGAGTAAACTCTTTCATCACAAAATCCTCAGGTACCTGGGGTGGCGCTGACAAAGATTTAGCGAAACAAGTAAAAGGATAAAAAAATGAGTTATTTAAAACACAAACCAGGTAGCATAGAAGAATTAATGGCGAATGAAGCATCAAAATTAAATGATAATGCTTACCAAGATATGTTCAAAAAAGAACTAGACAAAGCTGGTAAAGGTATCGGCGGTATGTCACCAAAAGAAAAAAAAGATTTCTTTAACAAGATTGATAGTAAATACAAAGCAAAAAACGAAGAAGTACAAGAAAGTGCTAGTCAAGTACAAGTAAAACGTGATGGTAAAGGAAACTTCAATCTTATGTTAAGAGGAAAAGAGATTGGATACTATCATAAATCAGGTAGTAAATATATGGTTTACTATGATAAAGATGGTGACGACTATGACCAATCAGATGAAGTTTCTAGTGAAATGCAAGCTAAAAAATTAGCTTACGATAATATGAATGAAGCTAGATTTGAAGTTGAAGGTAGAGTTGATTATAAAGGTGTTAGTGGTGGCGATGATTTTTCAATCGTTGTAGATGCGTCTAACGAAAAGGCTGCTGAAGATAAAGTTTCAGATATGTTATTTAAACATAGAGACCAAAAGAAAATAGGACCAAGAGGAGGCCGTGGTGTTGATGATTATGAAATTGAATCTGTTACAAGAACAAGTAAAAGTGTAACAAATAAATTTTCTACTTATCATGCAGCAGAATATAAAGTTGAAGCTAAAGTAGATGAGTTGACAAAGGCTCAGGAAAAACTTCCACCAGCTTTACAAAAGGCTATCAAAGATAAAGAAACAAAAAAAGAAGGCTTCGCTTCAGATGCTCAAAGAAAAGCAGCATTTGCTAGTGGTTACAAAGAAAAAGATAAAAAAGAAGAAACTGTAAAAAAAGAAGGTGGACCAGGTTCTGGACCTCAAGGCGGCGATAGTTATAAGACAGGTCATAAAAAATCTGTTATGAAACCTGGCGCTGGTAAAAGACCAGGAAGTGCAAAAGATGGTGGACAAACTGATAAAGAAGCAGATGATTATGATAATGAAATGGGTGAGGCTTTAGGTAAAGAAGACGACAGTATAGTTAAAGCTGTAGTAAGTCAATTAAAGAAAGCGACTAAAGCTCACGATGGTCAAGCGAAAGATTTAGAAAAAGCTATGAAGACAGAAGCTGACCAACACGGTGACGAGATTAACAAAGACAAAGTTAAAGCGTCTATGACTAAAGGCGAAAAGAAACCTCAAAAACTTCACGCTGATTCGGGTTCAAAGTTGACAAAAGTTGAAACCGAACCTAAAGTTGATTACAAAAACTAGAACAAACCAAGAACATAGACCAATTTTTTAGTTGACAAACGGCTGAGAATATGGTATATTATAGAACAAATGAAAAAAGATTTACCTAGAATATACCTAGACATGGACGGTGTTCTTTGTGACTTCTCAGCGCAAATAGTAAAGGCGACTGGTAAGTCTAAAGCCGCATGGTTAAAGATACCTACTAGTAGAAAATGGGATACTGTATTAGACTATCCTAATTTTTGGGCGAATATGCCTTGGAATAGTCAAGGTAAAGTCATGTACAACTTTGTTAAGAAATACAATCCACATATTTTATCAGCATACATGGAAAAAACTTACGACCCTAATTGTATACCAGGCAAGTCAGCGTGGTGTAAGAAGAACTTGGGTATGTCAGGTGGTAGAGTAAATCTAGTAAGAAGACGAGAGAAACAAAACTTTGCTACAAATAGAGGACAACCTTGTATTCTCATTGATGATTACGACAAAAATACATCACAATTCACAGCTAAAGGTGGTATAGGTATCACTTTCAAATCAGCCTCTCAAACAATATCTGAGCTTAAAAAACTAGGCTTCTAATCTTATAAATAGTAACGTTAATTAACAAATCAAAAGTCGTAGATTTAAAGCGACTAGATTTAAAAAGGAGAGAAGCATGGCTTTATGGGGAAACGATATTAAACCTAGAAACTTGACTGACGCCGAAAAGAAGGAAGTTTACGCAAGTCCATCTGGTTGGGTTAGAGAAGCAGGTTCAATATTATCCGGAAACGGAAACACAAGCGCAACACCAGAAGTATTAGTAGCAATCGGTGGATTGAATGTTAATATGGGTACTGCGAATATCACGGAATTAGAATTTGTAAATACAACTTATGATAAATCTGCTGGTTTCACAATGTCTGTACGAGCAAGATTTAACGAAGCTGTTACAGTTACAGGTACACCACAACTTGCAGTTACAAACGGTAACCAAGGTACAGGTACAGGTAGAGGTCCACACACATTATCTTATGCGAGTGGTTCAGGAACTAACGAATTATTATTTACATTAGTTATTGCTGCTGCTAACGCTGCTACAAATGCTGGTGATATAATGGTAATTGGTGCAAACGCAATGTCACTAAACAGCGGAACGATTAAAGATTTAGGTACTTCAACAGTATCTACAATCACAAACGTTGCTAGTATTGGTACAGCGGCTGGTTCAGTTACAGTAGTAGCGTAATAACAAATAATTTATAAGGGCAGAGATTAACACAGACAATCTGCCCTTATATATAATAGTATGATTAATTTGATCTAGGCAAATACCTAGAGTAGCATTCCCGAAAGGGTTAACAGGAGAAAAAAAATGGCAGACAAAAAAGTAACGGCATTGACCGATTTAGGGGACAATATCGCAGCAGTAGATTTATTTCATGTTGTAGATGACCCATCAGGAACACCAATCAATAAAAAAATTACAGCAGCAGATGTTTTTAATAACATACCTTCTTTCTTAGGTTTAAAACAAGCATCACAAGCAATCACAGCAGATGGTTCTACAACTACAGCTGTTGATGTACTTGCGGCAATAACAGAAATCAATGCAACTTCAGCGACACACGCATGTGCTATGGCTGATGGAGCAGATGGACAAGTAAAAACAATTATCAATGTATCAACAAGTGGTACAAACAATGTAGTAATTACACCAGCTAATTTAAGAGGTGGTACAACTATTACTTTGAACGCACCAGGTGAGACAGTGACTTGTTTATTTAAAAATAGTAATTGGAATGTAATTGCATTTAACGGTGCAGTAATAACATAATAGATTGGATAGTTTATGGCGATTGATGAAAAAACATTATTAGAAGAAAGAAAAGTATTAGAAACTGATTTTAATACTACAAAAGAAAGAATAGTACAAGTAGAGAAAGATTTAGGTAATATGAAAAGTAATCTAAATGCTGTCTATGGAGCTATTCAACAAGTAGATAAGTTATTAACACTAATCAAACCAGCTGACAAAAAAGAAATGCCAGCCGAAAAAGAGAAGGCGTTGAACTTAGCAACGAGTTAGTATGAAAACATTTAAAACTTTTAATAACGAAAAAGACTTAAAAGATTTTGAAGAAGATATAGCGGCAACTCCTGAAAAGGAAACTGATACATCTTCAGAAAAAGAAAAACAGGAAGAAAAAAATGAAAACGTTTAAAACACACATAAAAGAAAGATACAGTGGATCAGATAAGACTGCTGCTTCTGTGGGAACTTCTACAGCTAACGGTGTTGAAGATTCTGTCATTGGTGTACATAATATACACGATGCTGATGTACTAAAAAGAGTAAATGCTTTTGTTGGTTCAGTAGCAGATTGTGAATATTTAAAACCTCAATTCGCAGTTGACAAGTTAAGAGAAAAACTTGAAAGAATAGGTTTAACGGTAGCTGATGTAGCATTAGAAGGCGACAATGGTAAAGTAACAGCTGAAGTGAAACAGTTTGGTGGAAGATTTGGTAAAGACACAGACGGTTCTGATATAAATGATGACGGTATATCTCATAAAAAAGAGGGTGGACTAAAGATGGAAATATCTTACGAAACTCTTAAAAACGGAACTTCAAAGGTCTACGCTAAATTAGTGTAGTTAATGTTCCAGGAGATTACGAAAGACAATTGGTTATTGTTTGCTCAACATAATTATGATAAACCAATATTGAATAGTGAGCAAGAATTTTATGATGATCTTAAAAGATTTAAATATCTTAAAAGACTCTTTCGTAAATACAAGATAGTAGGTAATATAAAAGTAAGATTGGCAGTCAATCATATTATTGTATTACAGAATGTCTTTGGAGTAGAAGCGGCTGTAACTCTATTACTATATAAAGTAGATAAAGCTTATTGGCCATTTTTAAAGACTATATTAGACTATCTTGGATACCTTTATCCACACGAACTAGATACAATTAAAGTAGATAGTAACATAAAAGAACTATTAAGAGAATTATAATGGCGAATAGAGCAGTAGATTTAGTTATAACATATAGAGTTATCAAATTACTTGTAACACCTTTTAATAAACAAGAGGCGTTTAAACAAGGTATAATTGATAAAGATGGTAATGTATTGAGAAAATATAGAACACTAAAAACTACAGCTGAAAAGAAGTCTTATACTATTCTTCATAGGTTTATATTTAATCTAAAAAGAATATTAAGTAAAGTAGGACTTGGTGGAAGACTAGGTACCTTTGCTGTTGCTCTCGCTACTTTATTAAGAGAAGACAAAAGGTATGAAGAACATAAGAGTTTAATTGAAAGTGCTGTTATCAGTTACTTAAAAGATACAAAACAATATGATGATTTATTAAATGAACAAGGTGAAGTATTATCTATTAATGAAGAACCAATTACAAGTTGTTTCGGAGTTGATGTTTACGAAGTTGATAATAAATTAATATCGGAGAACGAATATGCCAAAACATTATAAAGAAATGATGGACGAACTCATCAATAAGATGGACGAGGACGCTCCAGCTAATAATACTAGTGGTGTAGATATGAATCCTACAGGCGCTAGAATGTCACCTAAGATGATGAAAAGAAAAAAAGAACAAGGTGATGAACAAGATAAAATTTCAAATAAGATTAGCAAAATGGTCAAAGCTAATGAAGATAATAATAACGTTATCTTAAAACAAGTCAACGAAAGTTTAGCAAAAGTAGAAGATAAATCAGATGAGAAACTAGGTCTTAAACAAGATGTAGAAATCGTTGAAGAAGAAAACTACAAAACCTTCAGAGACAAATACAATGCCTAAAACATTTTTAGAATACATGAACTATCTGGGTGGTTTTGGATTGTCGTATGCGCATAGTGCTTTAAAGCCTATCGCTAGTTTAGGTGATACTCCACCAAAAGGATCAGCTGGTAGAACAAGTCCAGGCGCTGGATTACATGCTTCTACAAATAGAATACCTAGAAAAAAAGGTCAAAAGGCTGGTAGTGATAAACATAGTGATTTATATACTGATGAAAATCCTAAAGGCACAATACACGGTTTAGGTTTTACAGATGGCGCAAAGGCTAGACAATCTGTAAGTAAGATTAAAGGGTCTGGTAAGACACATGCTCATAAAATACAAGCGGCAATCGCTATGTCACAAAGAGCTAAAGTTGCTAGTCAAAGAGCTAAAGATCCACAAAAAAAAAAAGATTTGGGTCAAGCACATAAAGTATATCAAAGATATATAGATACAAATAAAAAAAGTAAGGATTAAAAATGGAACTATTAATAGCATTAGCAATGAAATTTTGGCAGTGGTCTTTGTTAATATTAATTGTCATTATAGGTTTTTGTATAAACTTATTAGACAAAAAGAAAAAACCAAAACAGAAATTTAATTATACAGGTATGCCTCACATAAAACCATTACCAATCAAAACAAAAGGTAAAGGTTTTTGGAAAGCAATCGTAATGTGGTTATTGTCAACTAGAAATTGGGAACTAACACAAGATTGGAAATATAATTTAGATGGTACTGATTATGTAATACCAAAAGGGTTTACATTTGACGGTGCAAGTATACCTAAATTTTTAAGAACTTTTTTCTCACCAGTAGGTGTATTACTTATTGGTGGACTTGTACACGATTATATGTACAAG